TTCTGTTCACCGTCACCTAATAGAACCATAGACTCCATTACCTCACCACCAACAATAGAACACTCTGAGCCATTATTCGGGCATTTTACTTTTAACATAAAATCATCATACATTAAGTCACCTTCTTTAATTTAGGTAGTTTTACTTTTGCTGGTTGTGGACTTTCATCACTAACTTTTTTAAGTTTAGGTAATTTCAAACTAACTGATTGTGGTATCTCCATTAACACACCATCAATTATTTTGTTAAATTTATCTGCCATAGCTTTCAAAGAAAACTCTCTTCTATTTCTTTTACCTAAACGACTAGCTTTCTTTTTTATTAATTTTCTCTTCTTATGAAAAGTTCTAATCTTTCTTACTACATCGGCTTCATTAACATTAAACCACTTTGATGGCTCTACAATAATTGGTTTCCAAATAGCAGACTTGGGAACTTCTTTTAAAAATCCATCAATTAACATAGACTCTGAATCTGTAAGGAAGTCTAAATGACCACTCCACTTAGTAGCAATCACAGGTAAGTCACAACAACTAGCCTCTAACATTGGTCGGCCGAAACCCTCACCGTGAGTACAAGTGATAAAAGCACCAATCTTTGGATGGTTATAAA